TGGCGGCTGTTTGTGTGCCTGTTACTGAAACACTGCTACCAGTGATCACGCCACCCACAGTACTGGCGGCTGTTTGTGTGCCTGTTACTGAAACACTGCTACCAGTGATCACGCCACCCACGGTGGAGGCAGCAGAAACAATTCCAGCTGTAGTAAGATTTCCGCCAGTTACATTACCAGTGGCACTGACCAGTCCAGCTGTACGTAAGTTACCACCTTGAACGTTTCCACTAGCCGATACAGTGACGCCTTGAACCAAAGCTGAGCTTATAAGATTACCACCAGACACATTACCGGTGGCTGAAATATTACCTAAAATGGTACCGCTGAATGTGACGTTGCCACTTACACTAAGATTTGCTGCTGTGATAGTGTTTGCACGTAGACTAGCATAACTAGATATGGTGACTACAGAATTGGTAATGGCATCGTTGGTAAAAACAGTGGCAAATTGGCCTGCGCTTTCGTCCCATATAAACGCTATATTTTCCGAAGAACCGCGTTCGCCAATAAAACCAATATCTAAAGTTGGAGATCCTGTTTGATCTTTGGCCAATAAGATTAAGGGATCTTCAACCACCAAGTCAATGGTGTCGATAGCTGTAACGTTACCTTGAACAGTAAGGTTACCTGCAATAATAAGATCCGAGCCGTATGTTAAATTATTAGAGATCTTCTGCGAAGTGATCGAATAATTCTGTAACTTGGCTGCTGCATTAATACCTACGTATACATTACCTGCAATTGCGTCTGTTATCTGATTGTTATTAATGCGAGTTATTGACATTTAGGTCTCCATTGCCAGGGGGCTATGGAGTTATTTACCAAAAGACAGAATATTACATCAGCAGGGTTTTAATTTAAAGAAATCTTATGTCAACAGTATCTGTTGTCAAGGGTGCTTCTACGAAAGTCAACACATTACCAGCCACACTGTAAGCCAATGTAGGTGTTTGTACCACACCGTTAGTGATTACCAATATTGCAGAAGATGTGGTACTTCTATCTAGCGCATAATTCAAGCTGGATCCGTCGGGAGTAATCAACTGCGAACTGATATCGCTGGCCACTAAATCCCATTCGGTACCATCATAAACTTCTATTCTTTCAGATTCTGTATTGTATCTAATGGTGCCTGTTGCAGCTGGGCTAGGTCTTTGTGCTGAGTTTCCTACCGGTATAACTAATCCACTTACAGTATCTATGATCACTGTGCTGTTGGCAGTGGGAAACAAAGTAATGTTTCCGGGGGTAACTGACGTAGATATTGTGGTATTGCTAAAAGTAAAGTTGCCAATGTTGCTGTTTGCTGCTATTGCGTCTGCATAAAATTTTGTAGCAGCATCAGAATTGGCTACAGGTTCAGACAGGTTGTTAATATTGACATTTCCTGCATCAATGTTTCCTCCTGCAGTAATGACCACATTACCAATGCGAAAAATTCCATCAACTTCAAAATCATCAGACGGAACACTGGTCTTGATGCCCACGCGATTGTTGATGACATCAAAATAGATAAGGTTGCCTTGTATGCTGAGGTCAGCACCTCGCTGTAGATTATCTTGTAGTATGTTGCCGGAAATTCGGTTGATTGCCATGGGGTATCCTTACTGAGATATTTATGGCGTCAAACCGAGCTGTGTATTACAGATATAGGTTCCCCAGCAGGTGGTGGCGATGTAAAAGTAATGTCAAAGCTACCGTCCACTGTGTAAGCAGAGGTAGAGTCTTGATAAATTGATCCCACAAAAACAATAATTTGGCTAGCAGTGGATTCTTGTTCGCTCATGGTAAAAACTGTGGTTGAACCATCTCCTGTGAACGAATCCACATCATAAACTACATTGCCGCCAGCACTGACGCTGATAAATTGTACTCCGTTAAAATATTCAATGAATCCTGTTTCGGTATTGAATCTCATGAGTCCAAACGCTGGGTTAGCAGGTCGGTTGGCTGACGTTCCAGTTGGCAAGCGCACACCAGAACTGCCCGAAGGTATCGTACGATTTTTTACGTAGTAGCCCATTAGATCGAAGTGTAGCTGACCACTGTGGTTATGGAATTGTTGGCGTTGGCATTAACTTGTACTGTATCTCCCACCCCCAACAAGAGTTTTTCTCCACCGGCATACAGTTGGTATGTGTCTAAAGCTGTGAGTTCGATGCTGGCCAACACAATGTTGGCGTTGCCAGCACTGCCACCGCTGGGCACAACATACACGTTTGCTGTGACATTACCGGCAGTATAGTTACACAAACTCATAAAAGTGATTGCAGTTTGTCCAGAGCTGACATAAACATTTGATGCTGCGGTAGTTACGTTACCTACGAAAATTGACATTTTTATTCCTTAAAATATAATAGCAAACACAATAGCTTTGCTCTTGCTGACTAATTCATCTTGGACACTGGGACTCTTGACATAAAGACCAGTACCACCTGTGCCTTCTGCGTTGTGATACACAGCTACCGAGTTGGCTACAGCAGTGGGAGCCGTAACAATATTGCCAAATACCTGATGTCCTTGCAAGGTAACTCGGACATTGGCCACATCAAATGTATAGTTGACATTGCCGCCAAAAGCACCTACACTGTTAAACTGTATGTCTTTGTTGGCACCACCCGGCGGCGTTGTGGTATTGCCTGCTGCAATATCTAAAAACGTCGCATTATCTGTACTGATTTGCCAGGTTCCACTATTGGTATTCCAACGCAGACTAGCGTAGGTATTGGGGCTTGATGCCTTTTGTGCCAGAATTCCCACGTTTGAATAAAGGCCGGTGTTGTTGGCAGCCAACGTGATAAAAGGATCTGTGATGTCCAGTTCCGTTGTATCAATATAGGTAATGTTACCTTGTACATCCAAGTTACCAAATACTTTTACAGTATGTGTGGTAATTTCAACGTTGTCTATACCGTTGACAGTGTTGATGTAGTAGGTACCATCTATTCGTTTGTGGGTAGCCATATGTCTATAGATCCTTTGTTGTATTTATTCGAGCTACAAAGTCCGCAATCGGCAGACTTTGTAAATTTGTTAGCCCGTTGAAGTCCGAGATATCAGCAGTGGTATCACCAGACACACGTATAAATTCCACCCCAGGAAAGTCACGAATTACTTGAGATAATTGCCTAATCCAGTTGCCAGTAAACGTGGGATTGGCATCTGCAGGCTTGTAAAACTCAGTTCCAGCATAGACATTATTGAACTTTCCCACCACGGTTGGACCCATATCAAATCCCAAGAGATAAATCCTGCGATTTAGGTCTTCACAAGCAATGCTGACAGCAATGGGACCTGAACTAAAACCGCGATATTTTTGCGGCACCATTTGAGCACCCGATCCCGGTGCAGGTCTGCGTGTGTAAAATCTGTTTTTGTTACTATACCCAGATTCCTGTATTACAGTGCTGATGGGACGATCAGTTGATACCAAAACTGTGGGTGTGTGTGTACGATACAGGCCATTGCACCCGTAGACCATGCCCAATGTCAGCAGTTGATCAACATCAATGCTGCTGCGGCTAACACCATTACCTAGTACAAAAGCGGCCATAAAAAATCCTCCCAGTATGTAGCTGAGAGGATTGAGGTAGTATAAAATTAGCTTGTGTAATTTTCTACAATTACAAAGTTCAACAAGTTCTGCTGTGTAGCAGTGTTTTGCTGACCTGTGGTACCCGACTTGATTGCAGTGCCTTCGTCTGTGAAGAAGTCAGCTGCATAACGCACGTTTTGTTGTACAAGATCTTGGGCAAATCCGCCTGGAGCAGCCCCACCAACTTCACCGCCTGTAAAATCATAAGCGTATTTGTTGGTCAACTTGCTGATCAACACTTCTGAACTGTCAGCATCTAATGCAAAACTGATGTTCATGTTGCCTTCTGTTAGTGCGCCTTGTGCTTCGTTAGCTAGTACGCAAACACCTTGCTCGCCCGAGCTGGCACCTTCAACTAGGTACTTTCTTGTGCCTTTTTGACGGATAATAAAACCGTCTTCTTCGCTTTGTCCTGCAATGAAAACTCTGCACTTGACAACAGGATAAGCTGCTGTAGCAACACCGCCGCCGTTGCCAACACCACCAACTACACCAGCGTACTGGTCAGCGTTGAATGTGGCAGGGTAAACTGGATTGGTCAACTGATTCCAAGCGTTGAAACCAATGTCAGTGGTTGTGGATTTTTTGATTTTTAGTGGACGACCCATTTTTTCTTTTCCTTTAAAAGTTAGGCGTTCTAGGCCTACGCGGTGGGATACCGCATAAAACGCAACCCGTGCGTCGTATGATTTATTTATAAAATAATTTGATATCACATGTACGCAGTAAATATCTGCATGGAAACAGAACTGTTAATAGCACAAGGCAACACTCATAGAGAACGTCATCAACCCGACTTGGCCCTGGCCTGTTATGCTCAGGCATTTGTACAGGATTATACATCCACTAGTGCATTCAACAACTATGGCAATGTCATGAGAGAAATGGGATTTCCAGATCGTGCTCAACCATTTTTAGAACATGCCATACGGTTAGATCCCGCAAACGAAACAGCACGTTTCAACCTAGCAGTGTGTTTACTGTTGCAAGGCAACTATCAACAGGGTTGGCCCGCCTACGAAGATCGGTGGACATTTGCCCATCTCAAAGGTACATTACCACAGTTGCCGCAGCCCAGATGGTCGGGCCAAGATCTCTCAGGCAAAACAATCTTGGTCATCGGAGAACAGGGATTAGGAGACACTATTCAATTTGCAAGATTTGTTCTCAATTTGCAGCAACTAGGAGCCACGGTTGTGATGGTAGTTGATCCTGCTATGATTGGTTTGTTTGGTCCAAGCACAATAGCCTACAACGATCCTTTACCGCCGTACGATTACTGGATTACTATCATGAGTATTCCAGGAATCCTGGGAATCACTTTAGAAAATTTATCTAGCCCGCTGAGCTATCTATCTCCTGATCAAGCTCTTGTAAGGCAATGGCAACAGCGACTGGGTACCAAGAAAAAACTTCGCGTGGGATTTAGTTGGTCAGGTAGAAAAGATACTTGGATACATCAACACAAATCAGTTCCGTTTAGTCAAATAGTCGAGTTGATAAAATACAACCCCGAATGCGAATGGATAAATCTACAGATCGATGCCAGCGACAAGGAATCCAAAATACTAACTGATTTGGGCTGTACTACATATCCTGGCACTATCACCTGCATGGCAGATTCAGCTGCGCTAATAACATGCATGGATGTGGTTGTCGGTGTTGATACTGCTGTGAGTCATTTGGCCGGTGCGTTAGGCCGCACCACGTGGATCATGTTGAATCAATACGGACAGGATTGGCGTTGGTTACTTAATCGTGCTGATAGCCCTTGGTATCCCACTGTGAGATTATTTCGCCAACCCACAATGGGCAACTGGGGACCTGTTGTGACTCAAATTTCCCGGCACCTAAATCTTTTTAAAATCTAGGCAGCAGTTTGCCAACTCTTCGAATAGGTATAGACCCAAGCTGGTCTGGTAGTGGTATTACTTTGGAATTCTCGGTTGCTGTTGGTACTGGCAGCTGATTCGGTGGCACGAAATTCCCACACATGATTGGTAAACGTATCTTGTGCACCACCTGCTACACCTGACCCTTGTATCACATAAGTGGCCTGCGGGCTTGCATAGTTTAAAAGATAGGGTGCCATCTCACGATCACCCAAGTCTGTTACAGTGGTGGCAGAATATGTGATGTTGAAACTGTTGTAGCTGTTAGAATTTTGTTGGCGCACAACCAACCAAGCACCAGTGATCACAATCCTACACAGCTCAGGGCCGTAAGTGATGCTGGTTTGAGGATCAGTATAGCTGGTTAGTTCGTTGCCAATCACAGCAATAGGCCATGCTTGGGCCCGTAGATGCAGAAGTTCGCCGCTCAAGGGCTGAGGATGACCCAGGCTGAGTCCAAAAGTGGCGCCATCATTGTAGCCTTGGCGACTAAAGGTCCATAGGCCAGGTGTAACAACAGTTAATCCGTTTGATGCTGTGAGTTCTGCAGAACCAGAATAGGGTGTGACAAATGTGGGCATGCTTTATTTATAGAGAACAAAAAGCCCCTGACGGGGCTTTATATATTATAACAGACGTCGGAGATCTTCTAAGGGATCTTGACTTTCTTTTAGAGATTTTTCTTGATCAAAGCGTTCACCATCGCGATAACCTGTCAACCACATGCGAGCATACTGCGGAAATTCTGCTTCAATCTTGTCCTGTGCTGCTTGAGCACGAGCAGGGTCGTTCTTTAATGCCTTGTATGCTTCGTTGCCCAAGCGGTAGGCCTTGGCCAAGTTGGGATCATTGTAGGGCACATCTGCTTCTGCAACACCAGACTTTCTTGGCAAGTAGCTCAACTGATCACTTATAAAATCTGGGTCGATCATGTAACCACGAACTTGTCGGGCAGTCATTCCGTCGCGTCTGAGATAATCGCCTATCATGGAAATTATTTCACCTTCCCGGGCTGGATCATATTCAATACCGTCGCGTGCCATTTTTTCACCAATGGCAAGATTTTCTGATTCGGCACCTTCGTCATACCGGTCGTACTTGGCTCGGATGGGGTCTAACGCTCGGCCTTCGCGACCTGCCTGAGCCAAAGCCTGCATACCCGCCTTACCGTACTTTTCATAACCTTTGGCAGCACGACTCATGCCGCCACCTTCCTCCAGACCCCGCTGTGAAGACATGTCTTTGATTTGAAATTCCATCTCACGCCACATCTTTTGTGCCAGGTCGGGAGTCACTCGGGCTCCGTCTTTGCTGAGATCATTTACAGCATAATATGTTTTGTGAGGTGCATAGTTGTAGACCTCAATCATTAGTTCTTGAACACCCAGGCCCGGAATCTTTTTACGCCAGAAGTAAATTGTGTTGATTTTCTTTGGGTCATCCGATCGGGGTTCTACTTGTTTGTCGGCCAACTTAAATCCACCTGCTGTAAACAATCGGTTGGCATCTTTGACTAAATCTTTACCAGTATAGTCTGCGTGGCCTGTGATTTTAGGGGCAGCTTCCGCCACACCTTGCTCTTTACGTTTTTTAATTTCAGCACGTAAGGCTTTGGCTGTTGCAGCGTGTTCTGGATCAATGTTAAACGAGTCGCTAAACTTGTATGCTTTCTGCAATTCTTCGTCGCTGAGTTTGCCGATAGCAGCGTGATTTATTTCTCGGCCGGCCTTATCGCCAAACAAGCCTTCCTCTACACCTTTCTTATCGTATGAAGCATCGAACGCTTTATTCAGTGCATCGCTAGCATTTTTAGTTGCTTTTTTTGCCGTTTCTGGTTTGACCATGATCTCTTTTTTACCAGCATCGGCATCGTCATCGTCGCGTGGCAATCCATGTCCGCCATGTGGGCTACGTCCACCACCATAATCCATTTCATTTAACTGTTTTTTAGCTGTGCCCGCAGCAGCAGCGTCGAACGTTTCTAATAGTGCTCGTAGAGTTTTTGCGTCTTGGTCGGGTACTAGCACAGGTTTGATCGTCATTGGGGAAATCCTTGGTTCGTTGTTTTATTTAGCTGTTACTAGAATGATCCTCTACCTCGCGATGCAATTCTTCGGCTGTCCAACCAGACTCAGACAAGATTTGTATAGCACTTATAAACAAACTAAACACGGTTGCTGTATAATCGAACCCTATTTCGTTGTTTTCTTTTTCGTATAGTTGTTCCAATGCTTGGTCGGCTGCTTTATTGCATACGTCAATATCAAAATGATACACAGTACCATCGGGCAATACTTCTACAACATCTGTTTCTTTCATTTTGTTTCCTTTAAGGATTTGCAGTTGGCACCATGCCAACGCTTGTACATTGCAATACTCGATTCTTTGCCGCAATGCTCGCATATTTTCTTTTGCTGTGACGGATGTGTGCCGGCTTCTAAGCGTTTACGATTAGCGTCTGGGCCGACCCAGGGATTTTTTCCTTCGGCAATCATGCGTTTATTGTGCTCTGGACCTACTAAGTTATGTGTACCGTTAGCAATTCTTTTAGCATTTACTTTTCCGTCTTTGTTAGGACTATTACCATTTTGCCAGTGATGGATACCTTGTTCGCTACGCCACTTGCTGGGATTGTTTGTCAGATTTATGTGTGTACCACGTTCCATTGCTACTTTAGCATTTTGTCCGTCTTTGTTTGGATTACGATCGCCTTGTAAATTGTGTATACCTTGTTCTACTCTGGTTTTTTGTCTAATTCTACTATTTTCCCTGGCAGCAGGATCTTTACGCATATAATGATTTTCGCCACTTATTTTAGCAGCTACTTCTGGATTCTTCATTGGGTTATTTTCGCTATCAAATCCAATCGGATCAGACGTTCCGTTCATACAGTTTGGTTTACCAAAGTGCTCTGCTAAGTATTCACCTTCGAGTTGTTTCAGATGCTTTTCGTTATCAGCAAATTCTAATATCTCTCTGGTTACTGATGTTCTATCTTTAATACTCGCAGGCCAGTAACCAGAACCAATGTAACCGTCGTTTAGGTTTTCGGTACTGTGACGGCCAACATAATACTTGCCGTTTTTATGAGTAGTTTTATAGATGATGTGATATTTCATAATGTATTTATAACATAATCACACGCATTACGCAATCTATTTGAGTCAACAAAAAACCTGCCGAAGCAGGTTTTTTGATATTGAAAAACAACTAAATGGATTAGCTGAATGACAAATTGGAAACTGCGATCTCGCCCACGTAGTCTCCGGCGTTGCCGAAACTGCTAGCCGTGTTCGTCAATTCGATGTATCCGTATCTGGTCATAAAGCTAACTACTGGTTCAAATGTTGACGGATCCAGAACAACACCGCTGCTCATTAGGGGGATATATGGGCAATAGAACGCTGCTGCATCAGCTTCGCTCGAACCCTTATAACCCACTAGAACAGGTGTGCTATCACTAGCGTAGCTGTCTACAAACACACGCATTGCACCGTTCAGGGTACCAACAAACTTGGTGTTTGTAGGTGCTTCGAATGTACCTTCTGTGGTACGTGCAAATGCTGATGTTGTTGCTGACTGAAGAACAGTCAAGCTAGCTGGAGATACAACAGCCCAGTTACCTGCACCACGACGTGTGCGTTGTGCGATCAGGTTAGCAACACGGTTGATCAGAACTGCCAAAGCGGCGTGTTCGTCACCAACGAATGTAGCTGTACCAGAAACAGTAGCTTGGTTGTATGTGAACTCAGTTGTGGCCAAACTACGTAGGCTCAACAGAATCTCTTGGTCAATTTCAGCTGTGATTTCTTGAGCCAGTGCGGCCATGATTTCTGCTTCAACGTCAATACCATGCATGGCTTGTGCGTCTTGAGCTG